CTCCGCTAACAAATTATTTAATAAGAGTGACTAATATAAGTGGGGCGTCACAAAATGCCACATTAACATTAGAGTGGTATGAATAATGGTAGCTAAAAAATATCAGAATCCTAACGGAGGCCTTAATGAAGCTGGGCGTAAATACTTTGAAAACAAAGAAGGTGGGGATCTTAAAGCACCGCAAAAGTCTGGTACTGATGGTCGTCGTGTATCTTTTGCTGCTCGTTTTTCTGGCATGTCAGGTCCATTAAAAGATGATAAAGGTAGACCAACACGATTAAAAAAAGCACTCCAAGCATGGGGATTTGGTAGTAAAGAAGCAGCTGCTAAGTTTGCAGCTAAACATAAAAAGGGATAATTATGGTAGCAATGATGAGATTAAAAGCAGAAGATGTCTTAAAAAGACATGAGATTGCATTAACTAAAAAGGAAGATTTTCGTAATTTATACGAAGAAGCATATGAATTTGCTTTACCTCAACGCAATCTTTATGATGGTTATTATGAAGGCAAAGTAGGCGGTCAGAAAAAAATGAATCGTGTATTTGATTCAACAGCCATTAGTTCGACTCAAAGATTTGCTAATCGTATGCAATCAGGTATTTTCCCTCCACAACAAAAATGGTGCAGATTACAACCAGGTCCTGATATTCCAGAGGATCGTAAATCAGATGCTCAAGCAGCATTAGATATGTACAATGAACGTTTATTTTCAACAATTAAACAATCTAATTTTGATATTGCTATTGGTGAATTTTTATTAGACTTATCTGTTGGCACAGCAGTTATGATGGTGCAGTCAGGTGATGATATGAGTCCAATTAACTTTACACCAGTACCACAGTATTTAGTATCTATTGAAGAAGGAGCAAATGGTCAAGTTGATAATGTGTATAGACGCATGAGACTTAAAGGCGAAGTTATTCAAAAACAATGGCCAGATGCAAATATTCCAAAAGAACTACAAGACAAAATTGATCAAAAGCCTACAGAAGAATTAGATTTAGTTGAAGCAACTATCTTAGATCAAAAACGTGGTGATTATTGTTATCATGTTATTCATAAACAATCTAAAACAGAATTAGTTTATAGGCGTATGGATTATAGTCCATGGATTGTCTCTAGATATGCGAAAGTTGCTGGCGAAGTTTATGGTCGTGGACCATTGATTACTGCTTTACCAGACATTAAAACACTTAACAAAACATTAGAATTGTTACTTAAAAATGCATCGCTTGCCATTAGTGGTGTATATACAGCTGCTGATGATGGTGTATTGAATCCTAATACGGTGAAGATTATGCCAGGCGCTATTATTCCTGTAGCACGTAATGGTGGCCCACAAGGTGAGTCATTAAGAGCCTTACCAAGAGCGGGTGATTTTAACGTATCACAAATTATCATTAACGACCTAAGACTGAATATTAAAAAGATTTTATTAGATGAATCATTACCTCCAGACAACATGTCAGCACGTAGTGCAACAGAAGTTGTAGAGCGTATGAAAGAATTATCACAAAATTTAGGTTCTGCGTTTGGTAGACTAATTAATGAAACAATGATACCACTTGTATCTAAAATGCTTCAAGTCATGGATCAGCGTGGTATAATTGATTTACCATTAAAGGTTAATGGTTTAGAAGTTAAAATCTCACCTGTGTCACCATTAGCAATGGCACAGAATATGGATGAAATACAAAGTATTATGCAATATGCACAGATTACACAGTCTATGGGTCCACAAGGACAGATGGCGCTTAAGCCAGATGTAATGCTAGATTATGTTGCAGAAAAACTTGGTATACCACAAAAAATAAGACCAACTCCTCAAGAGCGCATGATGATGCAACAACAAATGGCTCAAGCTGCACAGCAAATGGCTCAACAAAATCCAGAGGCTGCTACAGCTGTTGTAGAGGAAATGACAAAACAAGGATAAATTATGGATGACGACTATGGAATGAGGCATAATCCAGCTGATGGTAAAAAATATACAGGCTGGAAAGGTATTCACACAGACAAAGATGGATATAAAGTAACTGAAAAATCTATTGGTGTTGGTATTAATGGTAAAGAAGTAGAGATTCCACTTATTGTACCAACTACCACAAAAAAAGAATTAGATCGCATTTTACAAAATAAACCAGCAACAGAATCTATGATAAGAAAAGCTATTACACATGCTGAAATGCGAATGGCTCAAGGTAAATCACCATTTAAGAACCCTGACGATGATGTGTCTATGATGACTAATCCTAAAGTTATGGGTACAAGGAAATAACATGGCTGGATGGGATGATTTAGAGCAAGCATTACCGCTTGATACTAGAGACCACAATCAAAAAAAAGATGATTTAGATCGTTTATGTCTGCGAGTATTAGGTGATGAAGATGGTGAAAAATTAATGAAATGGCTGCGCGATGCAGTTGTTGAGCAACCTGTTGCCTTGCCGGGTAGTGACCCTAGTTATGCATTCTATAGAGAAGGACAGAATTCAATAGTTAAGGATTTAGAAGCAAGGTTAATTAGAGCAAGGAAATTATAATGAGCGAAGAAGCAATCGAGCCTAGTGTTCAAGAGGAAACTCAAGAATCAACTGGCCTACTCGATGGAGCAATAGTTGAGGAAGCCAGCTCTGAAGATACAAATAAAGTAGAAATAGATCATCGTGATCCAGCTGAATTAGCAGCACAGCAAGACGATGAACCACTTGAGCGACCAGATTGGTGGCCTGAGAACTTTTGGAAGAAAGATGATGCAGAACCTGATTTAGAAGGTATTGCAAAATCTTGGATGGATTTACGCAAACAAATCTCTCAAGGCAAACATAAGGCTCCAGAAGATGGTAAATATGATTTAGAAGCATTTGGCAATGTACCAGAAGATGATCCATTAAAACAGTATGTTTTAAATTGGGCTGGAGAAAATGGTATTAGCCAATCTGGTTTAGATTCTTTGGTTGGGAAATTTATGGAAATAGCTGGTGAACAATCTGTAAATGAACAAATCAGTTTATCAGACGAGAAAAAAATGCTTGGCCCTAACGCAGATGCACGGATTAATAATATGGCAAAATGGGGTAAAGGTTTAGTTTCTAAAGGAGTATGGTCTGAAGAGGATTATAAAGAGTTTGAATATATGGGTGGTACCGCTAAAGGTCTTGCCGCATTAGAAAAACTTCGATCTTCTTATGAAGGACGTTTACCAATAGAAACAACACCTGTAGAAGGCGCACCTTCTAAAGAAGCTTTATACGCCATGGTAGGTGATGAGCGATATAAAACTGATCCAGCATTTCGACAAGAAGTTGAAAGAAAATTTGCTCAAAACTTTAACTAGCAACATTGCAATAAAGCCTTATCTGTGATATATTCCTAGGTAAGGCTTATTGTATCTATTCTGTATACAACCCTAAACGCAAGTAATCTTGTCGTCTGGCTATCGTAAATAGCAAGCACCGGCCCAGATTCTCTGGCATACCACAGCGATTAATTTTTTATTAATTTCTATAAGGAGAATAACAATGGCTATTGGTTTATCTAATGCTTTTGTTTCACTCTTTGATGCCGAAGTTAAACAGGCGTACCAAGCTAAATCACAATTAGTTGGTGCTACACGCATGAGACGCGGCGTTGAGGGCGAAGTTGTGAAATTCCCTAAAGTAGGTAAAGGTTCAGCTACACTTCGTGTACCACAAACTGACGTTACTCCACTTAATGTAAGTTTTTCACAAGTAACTGCAACACTCGAAGATTGGAATGCTGCTGAGTATTCTGACATCTTTATGCAACAAAAAGTTAATTTTGATGAAAGACAAGAACTCGTTCAAGTTTTAGCGAACGCAATCGGTCGTCGTCAAGATCAACTTATTCTTGATGCACTTACAGCATCATCAACATCATTAACAGTTGCTAACTCAGTTGGTGGTGCTAACACTAACTTGAACGTAGCTAAACTACGTGAAGCTAAAAAATTATTGGATAAAGGTAACGTTCCTCCACAGGAGCGTCACATGGTTATTCATGCTAACTCTTTAGCTTCTTTACTTTCAGAAACTTCTGTAACATCATCTGACTTCAATACAGTTAAAGCTCTTGTATCTGGCGAAGTTG